GCTCACCGTTTATAGGTAACAATCTAGATCTAACGTTTTTCATAAAGCCTTTAGCAGTGCTGAATGCCTTGCTATCCGTTACCTTATTCAAAAGTTTATCATTGGAGCCAGATTGGGTACTTGTTACGGTGCTATTCCCAATATTTTTGTTATCTTGCATTTCCATTAAAAATCCCCTTTTGGTACAAGTATTTATTGACAAAATTATCAGAGTATATTATAATAAGGTTTGTTTGGAGAAAAAATTATGAAAAGAGTCAACTACCTTAACAATAAGGACCTTTTGAGCGAAATACACAAGAGTAAGACCTCTTATTGCAGTTTTACTGACGATGATCATGCACAATATGACATTATATTGCCTAGTGTAGACAAAATTAACGTTAGAACTATTGCAGAAGCCAAAAGGAACAAGGCAAAAAGGTTATCACAACAAGATTATGAAAGACGTAAAGAAGCAGGCGAAAAAGTCAAACAGGCGGATTGTGCAATAGATTACAAGAAAATTAAAAAAGATGAATTAATATTTAGGATTATGACATATGATCATATCCCTGAAGACAAAGGCAGAAAGAAAAATCCGAAGACAGTAGCGGATACAAAGGAAAAATTAAACTTTCCACCATTCCAGCACTTTAAATTTACATCAACAGACAAATTAATGACTGTAGGTAAATCACACTGGGTAGGTGGTATGAGCAATGGTAACTTCAGTAAAGATCATGGTAAGACAACTGAAAAACTTGCTCGTATGTGGATGAAACTATGTGATAGATATGCAACCAGAGGAAACGTAAGAGGCTATACTTACAATGATGAAATGAAAGGTCAAGCAATACTTCAATTAACACAGATTGGATTACAGTTTGACGAATCTAAATCTAATAATCCTTTTGCTTATTACACGGCGGCTGTAACAAACAGTTTTGTTAGAGTAATTAATATCGAAAAACGTAATCAAAATATTAGAGATGATATTTTAGAGATGAACGATATGAATCCGTCTTTCACTAGACAAATGCAAGGATCATGGGAAAGATCGGTAAAAGAAGCATACGATAAAATTAACAAGAAAGATTGACATTCGCAACTTTTTGTTGTATAATGTTTGTAAAGTGAGGTTCTAGATTTGTTTAAAAAAGCGGCTGTATTCACGGACATACACTTTGGACTGAAGTCTAATTCAAAAGTCCATAATGATGACTGTGAAGAATTTGTAGATTGGTATATTGAACAAGCCAAAAAAGAAGGTTGTGAAACAGGCATCTTTATGGGTGACTGGCATCACAATAGAAATAGTTTAAATGTTGTAACAATGGATTATTCTATCCGTTGTTTAGAAAAGTTAGGAAAAGCATTTGAACAGTTTTACTATTTTCCAGGCAACCATGATTTATATTACAAAGACAAACGTGATGTGCATTCTGTAGAATATGCAAAGCACATTAAAGGAGTAACTGTTGTAAATGAAATTTATGAAAAGGATGACGTTTGTTTAGTTCCTTGGTTGGTTGGCGAAGAATGGAAAAAAATTCCTAAGATTAAAGCAAAATATATGTTTGGACATTTCGAACTTCCAAACTTTTATATGAACGCAATGGTTCAAATGCCTGACACAGGTGAATTAAAGTCTGAACATTTTGTTAATCAGGAATATGTGTTTAGTGGACACTTTCATAAAAGACAAACACACGGCAACGTAACATACATTGGTAATCCTATGCCTCACAACTATGCTGATACGTGGGACGATGAACGTGGTATGATGATCTTTGAATATGGAGGCAAGCCAAGATACTTGAACTGGCCAGATTGTCCAAAGTATAGAACAATTAAATTAAGTGAACTTATAGATAGAAAAGATGAAATTATTGGCAGTAAAACTTATCTAAGAGTTACACTTGATATTGATATTAGTTTTGAAGAAGCAAGTTTTATTAAAGAAAACTTTATCAATGAATACAAGTGTAGAGAAATAACTTTACTTCCAAGTCAACAGGTAGATGAGATTAACACAGATATTGATATTACAAAATTTGAAAGTGTTGATCAAATTGTTACACATGAGATAGATGCAATAGATTCTGACAATTATAATAAACAGAAACTATTAGAAATATATGGCGAATTATGATAAAGATAAAAGACTTAACCGTTAAAAACTTTATGAGTGTGGGTAACCAAACCCAAGCAGTTGACTTCAGCAACAGACAACTTACATTGGTGCTAGGAGAAAACTTGGATCAAGGAGGAGATGATTCAGGCTCACGTAACGGTACAGGTAAGACCACAATCATCAACGCACTATCTTATGCGTTGTATGGTGTGGCGCTGACAAACATTAGAAAAAACAATTTAATTAACAAAACTAACAACAAAGGAATGTTAGTTACACTTAACTTTGAAAAAGACAATACAAAATATAGAATTGAAAGAGGGCGTGGCCCTAACGTATTAAAGTTCTTTGTAGATGAAGAAGAACAAGAACTTACAGATGAATCGCAAGGAGATAGTCGTAAAACACAGGAGACACTTGATCAACTATTGCAAATGAGTCATGATATGTTTAAGCATTTAATTGCATTAAACACATACACAGAACCATTCCTTGCAATGAAGCCAAATGATCAACGTGCTATTATCGAACAACTATTAGGTATTACAATACTGTCTGAAAAGGCAAACGTATTACGTGAACATATGAAAGTTACTCGAGATAGTATTACAGAAGAAAATGCAAAAATAAATGCACAACAAGATAGCAATGAACGTGTTAAGGAAAGCATTGAAAGTTTAAAATTAAAATTAAGTGCTTGGGAACAACAACGTGAAACAAATATTAAAAAACTTGAAACTGGTATTGATGAGTTAGAACACATAGATATTGATACAGAAATAAGCAATCATGAAAAATTACAATCTTGGAATGAAACAGAAAAACATCAACGCAATCTAATCAAAGAACAAGCAACACTAGAAAGTGCATTAGGACAAACAGATAAACGTCTTGAAAAGGTAAGCAAAGAACTAGATGATCTTGAAGATGCAAAATGTTATGCTTGTGGACAGGATTTGCCTGATGAAAAAGTTGACGAAATACAGAACAAACTGCAAACAGAATATGGTGAAACTACAACATACTTAATGGAAATAAATGAAAAGGCAGAGAAAGTAAAAACAAAACTAGCAAACATTGGAGAACTTTCTGATAAGCCTAGCACGTTCTATGAAACTGCCAAAGAAGCATATGACCACAGAAGCAATATTGAAAACTTAAAAGACGCATTAAAAAGAGCAAAAGAAGATAAAGATCCTTATACTGAACAAATTGAAGAATTACAAAATACTGCAATCCAAGAAATAAATTGGGACGAAGTAAACAAACTAACAAATCATAAAGATCATCAAGAGTTTTTATACAAACTTCTCACAAACAAAGATAGTTTTATACGTAAGAAAATTATTGATCAGAACCTCGCATATTTAAATAATAGACTTACATACTATCTTGATCGTCTTGGTCTTCCACATTCTGTGGTATTTAAAAATGACCTAGCAGTTGAAATAACACAGTTAGGTCAAGACCTTGACTTTGACAATTTAAGTAGAGGTGAACGTAATAGACTTATACTTGGATTAAGTTGGGCATTTAGAGATGTCTGGGAAGGACTATATCAAAACATTAACTTATTATTTGTTGATGAACTTATTGATAGTGGTATGGATACTGCTGGTGTTGAATCTAGTTTAGCAGTTCTTAAGAAGATGGGGAGAGAAAGAGATAAAAACATTTACATCATTTCTCATAAAGATGAATTACAAGGTAGGGTAAACAATGTATTGAAGGTCATTAAAGAAAATGGCTTTACAAGTTATGCTAACGATGTAGAAGTAGTGGAACAGTGATATTGGATAAGATAAAAGCACGTGGTGAAGAAATGGCTCCTTTAGAAGGACATGATAGATTACAATATCTTATTGACATTGCTAGAGAAGTAGAACCTTTACCAGACAACGATAAGATAGATGAAAATAAAATTAGAGGTTGTGCAAGTAATCTGTGGGTAGTTGGTAAAATGAATGAAGATGGAACTATGTCATATAAGCACGATGCAGATGCTTGGATAACAAAAGGCACTGCAAAAGTTTTAGTAGATTTGCTTAATGGTGAACATCGAAGTGCAATAGCAGATTTAACATTAGAAAGTTTTGAAGGACTTGGTATCAGAAATTTACTTACAATGCAACGGCAAGTTGGTTTTGGCAGTCTAGTAGAAAGAATGATAGCCATAGCAAAGATCAATGGATGATAATCACGACAAATTAGTTAAAGCATACTTAGAATATTTCAAGGCACATGAACAGTACATCAAGACTGGTGGCATACGTCCACGTCGTGAAACACGCAGATGGCTTAGAGAAATACGTGATCTTGCCAAAATACGCATGAATGAAGTGCAAGACAGTTACGTAAACCGTAGAGAAGATTCCAAAAAAGACGAGCAGGACAATTAGACCTTGGTAAGTATCCATATGCAATGGACTTACAAAGGAAAAATAGTAGAAGAATTACCCCTTGGTTGTGAAGCCTTTGTATATCTTATTACAAATACAACCAATGGACGTAAGTACATCGGCAAAAAACTCGCTAAATTCAAAAAGACTCGCCCACCACTCAAGGGCAAGATAAACAAAAGAAGAAGCAAAGTAGAAAGTGACTGGAAAGACTATTGGGGTTCCAACGATCACTTAAAAGAAGACGT